AAAAGTTGGGTATTGATGATATTGAGTATTCTAAAGATGGCAAGTTCACAAAGAAGATAGTGATTTGCAATTACGAAAGGTTGCATTATTTTGACAGCAAAGATTTTGTCGGGGTTATTTTAGATGAAAGTTCGATTCTGAAAAATTTTGATGGTAAGATTAAAGAGCAAGTAACCGCCTTTGTAAAGAAAATACCATTCAGATATTTAAGCACGGCCACGCCATCGCCTAATGACTTTATTGAATTGGGTACAAGTAGCGAAGCATTGGGCTACATGGGTTACATGGATATGTTAGGCAAGTTCTTCAAGAACAATCAAAACAGCGTAGATTCTACAAACAGAAACATCGGAGAAAAGTTCTACTTGAAACCACACGCTGAAAAGGACTTTTTTGCATGGGTTAATCAATGGGCAATAATGGTTAAGATGCCGAGCGATTTAGGTTTTTCAAATGAAAGGTATGTTTTACCGCAATTGATTGTAAATAAAAACGTAGTTGAAAATCAATCGCTATTTGATGTAGATGGTCAAATGTCAATGTTTGTTCCAATTGCTAAATCAATGACAGAGGTTAGACATGAGCAAAAGCAAACAGAAGTAAAGCGATGTGAAAAGGCTATTGAATTGGCAAATGGCAAAACGTCTGTTTATTGGTGCAATACCAATATTGAAAGCAGCCTACTAAAGCAATCGGATAAAGAAGCGGTTGAGATTATAGGAAGCCAATCTATTGAGCGCAAGGAAGAAATACTATTAGCCTTTGCAAATGGTGAAATAAAGCGAATAATAACAAAGGCAAAGATGACAAGCATGGGGCTAAATTGGCAGCATTGTAATCACTCCGTGTTTTTTCCTACATGGTCTTATGAACAATACTACCAAGCTATCCGTAGGTTTTGGAGGTTTGGACAAAAGCGAGATGTAATTATTGACATGATTATTTCAGACGGTCAAACAAGGGTAATTGAAGCATTGGAACAAAAGACTAAAAAGGCAATTGAATTACACCGCAATTTGACCGAGAATGTGAATAGAAGTTTTACGCATACGACTAAGGAATTTAACAAAGAAATCATTAAACCATCATTCATATAAAAACCATGAAAGCAAAAGTAAAAGACCAAACGATTACAGAAAATTACGCCTTGTATAATTCGGATTGTATGCTTGTAATGCCGACTTTGGCAGATGAAAGCATTGACCTATCCGTGTACTCCCCTCCGTTTGCGGGGTTATACAATTACAGTTCGAGTGAGAACGACTTTAGCAACTGCGAAAGCAAAGAGCAATTTTTGGAGCAGTACGAATATTTAATTAAAGAAATTGGAAGGGTTACAAAATCTGGTCGAATTACTGCGGTGCATTGCACAGATGTGTTTGATAACACTTGTAGGCTTTGGGATTTTCCACACGAAATAATTAAGCTGCATGAAAAGTACGGATTTGAATACCGTAACCGTATTACAATTTGGAAAGAGCCTTTGAAGGTTAGAATGAGAACAATGGTGCAAAGCCTAATGCACAAATTCATAGTTGAAGATTCTACTAAGTGTTTTACTGCTATGCCCGACTATGTTCTAATCTTTACCAAGAAAGGCGAAAACAAAGTTCCAGTAACTCACAAATTCGGGATTAACCATTACGCTGGAGAAATTCCAATCCTTCCAAACATTTTAAGGGCGTGGAATAATGCAAACGATTCAAATTTAAACGAGGTTCAACTTTGGGAACATTTGAACAACTTGAACGAGGACGATAAAATTACCAAGTTGAATCACTACATATGGCAGCGTTACGCTTCGAGCGTTTGGGATGATATACGCATCGACAATGTTTTACCGTTCCGAGATTCAAAAGAAGAGGACGATGAAAAGCACGTTCACCCGTTGCAACTGGATGTAATTGATAGGATTGTAGAGTTGTATTCAAATCCTAATGAAGTGGTATTGACCCCGTTTATGGGAGTTGGTAGCGAAGTGTTTAGCCCTGTTTCAATGGGTCGCAAGGCTATCGGTATTGAGTTAAAAGATAGCTACTATAAACAGGCTATTCTAAACATGAAGGAAGCAAAGGCAAGGTTTAAGATAGTTCAAAAGCAAGAAACTTTATTTTAGCTTTTGTATGTTTTGAAACATTTAATTAGAAACACTACCTGTACATTTGACCCAACAAATAACCACAACATGAAAAACGAACTACTACGCAGAATTGGCTCACAGCTAATGAATGACTACAGAATTTACTCTACAAGCAATGAGCGCCCACGTAATGCCGACTCAACAAACCAGCCTGTTTGGTTTTTAGCGGTATGCGATTCATGCGAAGATATTGACTCACTTCTTTACACTAACAATTAAAACCACAGAACAAATGCCAAGCTACTACTTTGAATTAGAGAATATTGAACTCCGCGCAGATTACACCGAGGGTTTGACTGCAAGCGGTGAAAACGCAGAACCAACCGCGCACGTTGTAAGTGTAAACTGGAACGGGATGGACGTGCAAGCCTTAATGGTTGCATGGATAGGTAAAAGCATTAATGAATTAGAGGACGATATAACAGCAACACTATGAAAACAAGCGAATCAATTAAAGAAATAGCCGTTGCCCTACACAAATTCCACGGGCTAATGGGTAAGGTTGGCAAGGATGCTGTTAACCCACATTTTAAAAACAAGTATGCTTCTTTGAGCAATATCATAGAAGCCACCACACCGCATCTAAACGCGGTTGGGCTATCGATTATCCAGTTGCCATGTGAAAGTGGATTAGAAACGATGCTACTGCACACATCGGGCGAATACATTAGCAGCGTGTCGCTTACTCCGTGCAAGGATGCCAGCAATCCGCAGGCTTTGGGATCGGCCTTAACTTATGCCAAGAGGTACAGTTACGCTGGGGCTTTGAACTTGAACATAGACGAGGACGATGACGCGCAAAGGGCAACTGTGGCACCAGCTGCACGCGTGACCGACCATAACGCCATCGCAGTATTGAACGCTTGCACTACGCTCGAAACACTGGGCATTGCATGGAAATCGCTAAACGCTCACGAGCAACGGATCCCGTCTGTTATCGCATTAAAAGAATCACTCAAATCTAAATTTACAAACTAATCAATAACTAAAACCATGACTACGCAACGATTACTAATAACACCGATTCAGGCCGCAAATATGTTAACCCAAAATCTGGAAAACAATCGCCCTATAAATGAGCGAGTAGTGGCAAAATACGCCAATGAAATAAAAAACGGTAATTGGGTAACTGATAACGGAGAATCAATTAAGTTTGATAAAAACGGAATGATGGTAGACGGCCAGCATCGACTTAGCGCAATAATCAAAAGTAATGTTAGCGTTAATATGTGGGTGACATACGGAGTCGATTCAAGAGCCTTTATGACTATTGACGTAGGCGCATCGCGTTCAATAGGTGCAATTTTAAGCATAAGCGGAGTTGCTTGCGCTAATCAAAAAACTGGAATAATACGTTCTTTAATAAGATACAGGAATCATTCTACAAGTGAAAAGTACGCTCCACCTACGGCAACAGATGTAATGGCGTTCTACGATAAAGAAACCGATTTAATTGATTTTGTAAATTCGCAAGCTGCACAATTAACATCAAAAAGCGCAATCAGAATACCAGCATCGGTAGTAGGTGGAATGATAGCTTTTTTGTACGATAGACATCCAAGCGTTCTTGATTTTTTTGGTGAGGTTATGAGTGGCCGCGACATTACAAACAACGCGGTATATTTATTACGTGATAGGATTATCACATCTGCTACTAATAGCAAAATGACAATGCCAATAGCCGCAAAAGAGCAGTTAATTCTAAAGGCTTTTACTCACTACAAAAATAAGTACCAAGCAAAAACGCTAAAGGTCAGCACAGAAGAAAGCGTTTCAAATCTTTTCAAACAAGCAATCCAATGAACAAGCCACTATACCAAATCCAACAAGAGTACATTGAACTTGCTACTTTGCTAGAGCAAGAGGAATTGACGCCCGAATTAGAAAATTCTGTGGCAATTAGCCAAGCGGAGTTGCAAGGTAAGGCGGTTGCTTATGCCTATGTAATTAAGGAAGAGGAACACGATGTTGAATACATTAAAAGCGAAATGGCAAGACTACAAGCGTTGGTAAAATCAAAGGAAAAGAAAATTGACCGTTTGAAATATGCCATCTCACAGGCCATGCAATACTTCGAGATTACGGAGGTAAAAACGCCACTAATTAAGCTATCCTTTCGCACGTCAAAGCGATGTGTAAACGATGGCGTGGCGTTCACTTTAGCCGAAAGGTTTACTACCTTAGTACCTGAATCGCGCAAGCCTAACCTGACAGCCATAAAAGCAGCTATTGAAAGCGGTGAGGATGTTCAAGGGTACAAAATAGAAACAATAAATAACCTTCAAATCAAATAGAAATGACAATCACAGGCACAGTTCACCACATTGGACAAACAGAAGTAATAAGCGACAAATTCAGCAAGCGTTTGCTGGTAGTTGCAACGGAGGAAAAGTTCAATAATTTGACCCCAATCGAGTTCACCAAAGAAAAAACAGGGCTACTTGACGGGCTGCAAATAGGGCAGTCGGTTAGTGTTGAAGCGAATGTTGGAGGGCGAGAATATTCGGGCAAGTATTACCCAAGCATAACGGGATGGAAGTTAACAGCTGGGCAAAGCGCACCTACTCCGCAAGTATTCGAGGAGGAGGAGAATACGACACTACCTTTCTAATGCGAACCTTAGCAATCACCTACTATATTAGTTGCCTGTTTTGCCCACTTGCTGCCTATGAGCCGCACGTGTGCAAAGAGGTGATTAAGCCAACGCCAATGCACGTTATGCTGTTTAGCGTGAATCAACAAAGACTATTCTATAAAGACATCAACGAATGATTAAAGCAACCTTAACCCGAAAGTATACACCTACCCAAACGCTGGGTGAGTTGGTGATTGGCAATTTCAAATGTAAGACGCTCGAACTGGCGTGGAAGGATAACGCTTCAAAGATTAGCTGCATACCAGAGGGCGTTTACCAAGTTGTTCCAAGACACTCCGCGAAGTATGGCCGACATCTGCACATTACCAACGTGCCGAATCGTTCTTTTGTGCTAATCCATTGGGGTAATTACGCTGGGAGTATTAACCCAAAAACTGGGCAAAGTGACATCAAAGGCTGCGTGTTGGTAGGGTCTGCAATGTCAGACATCAACAAGGATGGAATACTGGACATCGTAAATTCTAAGCCTACCTTTGCGGGGTTGATGCTTATGTTTCCTGACGGGTTTGAGTTGACGGTTAAGAGTTAACTTTATTTCCACAACGTCTATTTAATTACACAAACAAAGAAAAACACGTAATACCTTCGCAACATGAACAACCAATCCAACAAAGCAATCCCGATAGAGGGCATCTTCACATTAGCCAGCCAGCTAATTGACTTAATTAAATCGAGCATCGAAAAGCGCGGCTTACTTCGCGAACGGGTTAACCGTTTGGAGCAAGCACTTTTGAAGGCTGCGGAGTATAACCTAATTCAAGATGAACGCATTAAAGCACTTGAGGACAAATGAAAACCTACGCAATAGTATTGACCGATTCGCACCCGTTAATCCCAAAGAACACCAAGCTGGTAATGTTTGAAACTCGCGGTTTTGGTCGGCAGTTTGGAACTAAACAAAATGGCGACTACTGGAGTGAATCATTCATTCTAAGCAAACCAAGCTTGTTTAAAATAGTAGAAGAAAATGAGTAACTATTCCCACATCACAGATGTTCTAAAGGGCGTGGAGGTCGTAGGACGTGCAAAGCCAACACGTTACACGGCTATTCACTTTGACGGGCGCACAGTTAAGCATTCGGGTACTTTTAGGGATTTCTGCACGTTGCACAGATTTCCGTATCACACGCTAAAAACGCAAGGCAGCACCGCTTTTACAGTTGGTTATAACTGGGAGGGCTGGCAATTTACTAAAGAAAACTAACGGAAATGAACCCTGTACTACTTACAATCCCCGTATTTATCGCAGCCACGTTAACGCTTGCGTGTGGTATGCTGTTTGCAATTATCCATCAAAGGGATGAAAGGATAGCCGATCTTTTGGAGGATAAAGAAATTTCGATTAAGGCAATCACAACCATGCGGAAACTTTACGAAGTGGAGATTGAAGTGTCAAAGAAACTTGAGGACGATTTGCTCAAATCTGACAAAGAATATGATGCAAAGGATAGGGAATTGAAAGCCGCTAAGGAAACCATCCAGCATTTGACCGCTCGCACGTTCACAGGCCGTAAGCGAAACAACAAAGGGCAATTTGTGACGGTTGCTAAAGATGTTGAGCCTTGAAAATCGTATTAAAAAATTACTAATTACCTTTGTAACCGAATCATAAAACGACCTACAAATGTCATGTAACTCTTTTTGCCAAGACCAACTACCCGAACAGTTACTCAATGACTGCGGGGCAACGGTAACGGGTGGAGGTGACCAAGCTATTATCTTTGCTTGCGATGCTACCACTACCGACTTTTCAGACGAAGTAACCATCGCTGCTGATATTGCAAGCGGAAAAGCTACTTTATTCCAAGCGATTAAAGTAGGTGTTCCCGCGCAATCTGCTGTTGCTGCTGGGGCTTCTTATATTGCTGGTGCAGAGCCAAACACCACTACCTACACAATTGCTGGCACTTGGATGGATCAAAACGTGAACGATACGAACGACCTTGCTTATGCTGCAATAAACGCTTCAAGCGGTACTGTAGTTGGCGCAATCCTAATCAAACCAGTTGACGAAACAACTGTTGGCATATTGGTTAGAGGTGTGAAAGGTTTGCAGTTTGTAGGCAGCTTGGTATTTCCTGATGACAATACCGATAACGCTCACTACGAGTTCACTTTTAATGGTAAGTTTGCAACTGGCATAAAGAGCCAAGTGCTACCCGTTGGAATCTTCTCTTAGTAGTATACTTTTAATTGCATTCGGAAAGCGGGGTTATGGGCTAATGGCTCACAACCTCGCTTTGTCGTTACATAAGCACAGCCCGAACGTACCGATACATATTTTCATAAGTGAGGACATTAGTTTAAACCTCACGCGCCCAGAACTATTCGCGTCTATAAATATCCTACCTACCAAAGCCTATTTGAACAACGGAGGAAGAATAGATCCCGCAAAAGTCAAAACTCAAATCTACTCTTTAGGCCGTTCCATTGGATTGGACAAGTTTCTGTACTTGGATGTCGATGGATTGGCTTTGTGCGATATTGAACCTTTACTCCAAGACTTAAACGGCACAACCGTGGCTACCGAAGTGATGGGGTCGGGTGGTCGGTTTGATGAAATTGCGTATAATCTTTGGGCGAAAAGTGAGCGTACTTGGTCACACTTCGGGTTAGGCGAAACGGCTACACTTTGCGGCATTCAATCCAGTTGGCTGTACTTTGAAGCTGGGCGTGTATGCGATAAGATGCAAGAGTATTTGGACTACTACATGGAGGTCGGCATTCCACGTGATATGCTACAATTTAATTGGGGCGGTACGATACCAGATGAACTACTTTACCAAGGTGTGTTTGCAAAGATGGGCATAGTACCTAAGCGGCCAACCTCAAAGCCTGTTATTTACTTTGGAAATGCTGCAAACGTCAAAACCGAAAGTGAGGTGAAAACGGGTTACTATATCCTTTCAATTTACGGGCAAGGCACAGGGAAAACCTTAACTTTGCAGCGTTATTTCGCGATGTATGAACGCGAACTAAAGGCACTTAATGCACCTTCGCAGTTGGCAAGGATAAGACAGGACAAGCACTTAAATCGTGGAAATTAGTATAAACAAGGCTTTTGCACCCGCGTTTGCCTCAAGTAAACGATACATCCACTTTTACGGAGGCCGAGCGTCAGGGAAATCGCACAATATCGCCCTTTACCTTTTAGGCCGTTGTATGCAACCCGATTACTTTAGGGGCGTTCTAATGCGAGAAATACACGGGTCAATTCGTGACAGCCAATTTAGGGAAATGAAAGACCTAATCGAAGCGCATGGATTAACGCCTATGTTTCAAGTGAACGAAACTACAATGGCGTTTAGATGCTTGCTTACGGGCAACACCATAATCTCACGGGGCTTAAAAAAGACAAGCAAGAACGAAACCGCAAAGGTTAAATCCATAAAAGATCCCAGCGTTATTTGGTTTGAGGAAGCCGATGAAATAAGCGCGGAGGACTTTCGTAAAGCCGATATGTCGGTGAGAACAACACGGGGGCGGCTGCAAATCCTAATTAGCTACAATACCGACATCGAGGAAACGCATTGGCTTAGAACCGACTTTCACGACCAAGATCGCGATGACACGTTCTATTGCCATACTACCTACCAAACCAACACGCGAAACCTCGATAGCGCGTATATCCGAACGCTTACCACGCTGCAAACAGTAGACCCCGACTATTACCGAGTTTATGTTCTTGGACTTTGGGGTGGTAAAAAAGTAGTTGCACCTTTCGCCCATGCGTTCGACCGTAGCACTCACGTTAAGCCTTGCAGCTACAGCCCGACCCGACCGCTTTACATTTCGATGGACTTTAACATCGACCCGTTTGCGTTTATCTACTATCAATTTTGGCGCGATACGGAGGGTTACCATTTACACGTATTTGAAGAAGAAACGATATTAGGCGGCACGGTAGATGAAGCAATTAACCGAATCAAAAACAAGTACGGCCAAGCATTGCACCTACTAACTATACAAGGCGATTACAACGGCACAAATCGTAGCATGGTATCGCCCGACAAGTTGAGTGTGTATAAAACGCTTCAAAAGGGGCTAAGACTTCAAGACAGGCAATTCGATTTAAGACCGAACCCAAAGCACGTTAACAGCCGTAACGATGTCAACTATTTTCTGCGAAACTTTACAGACTTTAGAATCGACCCGAAATGCTTATATTTGACCCGTGACTTTGAACGTGTTGAAATTAACCCCGATGGAAGCATTAGGAAGTCAGACCGCTCACAAGGAAACCAAAGAGCCGACCATTTAGACGCTGCACGATACATGATAAACGGCAAAGACGTACAAGCGTGGGCAAATATTCATAGGAAAACAAACAATGGATAAATTACCACATCCATCGCGTATTTTTAAGACACCTAACGACTTACTTGAAGCGTGGAAAGCGTACAAGAAAAGCCTACAATCTAAAGCCTTGGAATGGCCTAAAATTCAGTATGTAGGTAAAGATGGCACAAGAGTTGAGGACTATCCAAAGTTGCCTTTGGTAATGGATGGCTTTGAATCATTTTGTTATGATTTTTATGGATGCGTTAACCAATACTTTGATAATAAAGACGGGTATTACGATGACTTCGTTACTATCTGTTCGCATATACGTAAGGAAATAATCCTT